TATTGGTGAATGACTAGTTGAATTTATTTCAATATTATTTTGTTTTGATAAATCAGTTTTTCCATATACCTTGTTGCCATTTTGATCTGATGGTTGTAAGGTTTCTCTTAATTTTCTTGGAGCATACAAGTGAGCGTATTGTAGACCAAAAGTATCGTTAAGACCTTTTGATATAATACCATCATCTGGAGTTAATGATGAATAATTTTTCTTAAATAAATTAATAGTCCATGCTTGTATTTTAGCCTGGAATTCTGCTGAAGAACCTGCTGGAATTATTGTTATAGATGTTGAATCTTGAGAGTATCCAATTCCACTTTCAATTACTTTTATTGATATTATTTGTCCATTGTTGATTACTGGAGTTATAACAGCACCAGTTCCAGACCCATTTATAATTAAAGTTGGCGGAGAATTATATTCGGATCCAGTATTGTCAACTAATACCTCAGTTATTTTGCCGTCCGTAGATACTATAGGGTTTAATTGTGCAGATTTTCCTGATTTTAAAGTAAAAGATGGTTGTCTGTAAAAATTAATTATTTCAGAAGATCCATATCCAACACCACCCGATGTTAAATGGACGGAAGTAATTTCTCCTCTAAAAATAGGTTGTACTATAGCATCAAAAGTCTTAGTTCCAATTGACGATAATCCTACATTACCAATTAACTCTACTTTAATTTCTGGATAATTAAAGACATGAGTTCCTAACCCTACAGAATTAAATTTAACATACTGTTTGGTTCTATAATAAAAATCCTGATCTGTGCTGCCAACTCCAACTGCTGACAACCTAAAGTCACTATCACTTATTTTAGTTATAATATATTCTGTATTAGTTGTTAGTCCGCTAATAGGAGTAAAATCGGTTGTGTATATAATTCTTTCGCCAGAACTATACCCATGATTATCAATTTTAATTTGGGATAATGAAGTATTAATTCCTAAATGTGTTGTTGTTCTTTTTTTATTTTCATATCCAGATCCTGAATTTTCTACATTAATAGATCCAACAATTAATTTTTGGTTATATGATTTTAATTTATGATTTCCTATACCATATGAAGATAAGGTAACTGTATTGATTCCAGAAACCGCATCATCTAAAGTTTTATGAAGTCTGATTGTAAAATTATTTACAACAGAAACAAAATATGAAGAATCTGTAGATAATCCACCAACTCCTCTTTGTCCTTCTGTTTTATAAATTACTCTTTCGGCATTTCTAAATTTATGGTAAGTTGTAAAACCGATGGTTGATAATGCACTACCAATACCAACTAAATCTGCATTACCTTGAGAATTGAAAGTAGACTCGTGTTCCACTAATTTCATATTGGCGTATGCTTTTGCACCAACACCATTTCCACCCGTAATTTTAATTATAGGTGTGTCTAAGTAATCAAATCCAGGATCAATAATCCTAATTTCTTGAAGTGAACCTCTGACTGCACAGAATCCCGTAGCTCCAATCCCAGAAGAATCCGTTATGCTTAAAATTGGGGGATTAATCACATCATAATTTATTCCAGGAGAAGTTACTTCAACTTCCTTTATTTCCCCGTAATATATTGATTCGCTTGCTTTATAATTTAAAATCTCTACTCCATTAAGCAACATTCCAGTAAATCCTGGATTTGTTTCATATGTGTTTCCATCATCAGTCGGAGAAGATATTTCTCTGAGAAGTTTTTGTGTGGTTAAAGTTTTAGATTTGAACTCATAAAGTTCAATTTTATTATTTGATACTGTAGTGCTATTGGATAAAGATACAAAAATATTATTAAAAATATTAGTTCTACTTTTCGCTAAACTAATTCTATTTGCATCGACTCTTTTAATGAAATAAATTCCTTTATCAAATAAAGAACTTTTTACACTTTCTGTTACAGACGTATTTCCCTCAGAATCCGTAGTTATTGTAGTTACTATTTCTGGAGTATAATAAACACAATCTCCAGTATAGAATCCATGATCTGAGTTTGGGGTTATTGTAAAAACTTCCCCAGAAAAAGTGTTAGAAAAAGTAACTGATCTGTCAGTTGTTGATAATGTTTGATTATAATAAGTTGGAATAGAAGGAGAAGAAATTAAAGTACTGTTACCTAGTCTGTAGATATTTTGAACGTTTGAATTTACTATAGAAACATTGGGAAAGTAATTGGAACTTGCTTTAAGTATACTCTTTCTAAGAGTATAAGTATCTGATACATTTAATGAACCTTGTCCACTTACTGTAAAAGTTGAATTCGAAATTACATCAATAACGGTAGATGTTTTCTTAGAACCAGAACTTGAAATTATATCAATCTTATCTCCAATTTTTAAAATATTTGAATTTTGGGTGGTTATGTTATAAGTATCATTTGTTCCACGGGAAACGATTGATTTTACTTTATATGATACAGGAATATTGAAAAACCAATCTTTGGATGGAATATCATTAACTTTAACGCCTAAAGTTCTAATTACAGAAGTATCATTTTTGTAATGATATCTAGTGCTTCCTATAATTTCTGTAGAGTTTAAAACTGGAGTTATTCTTAGCTTTACTAAAGAACCACTAGGAGTAAATGCTTGAGCATATGTATTGATTCCCACCGAAGCAGAGTCCAAAATAGTTTTGGACACCCCCGAACAACCAAAGAACTGCGTTAATGATTTTGAAGTATAAGTAACAACACCTGTAGTTTGATCCTCATAATTTACCAAGAGTTCTCCATTTAAAGGAAATCCTACAGTCGAATCTACATCAAAAACAGTTGTTCCCGCAGAAACTGGACCAACTATTTTTGTTTTTGGGTGAACTGTAAATTTTCCAATGGTAGCACCATTAGTAATTATATCTCGATTATATCCAGAATCTAAACTGAGTTTATAATAAGTATTACCAATTCCAGAAATTATTTTTTCAACATAAGTTATTGGACTACGAGCATAAGGAATAGAACCATATGTATTCTGATATAAAGTTTGATTTGTTAGAGTGGAGGGATCACCAGAAATACTTTCTACAACTATGTCATTAGTTAATCTATAATGTGCATCTGAAGGTCTAAAAAGATTTTCTTTTGGTCTAATAACTTTAACATCTCTTCCATATAAAATTTTGAAAAGAATTTTAAAAGATTCATCAGTTCCCTTACTCTGATAAAAATCTTTAATTTGTTTTAAAAATACAGATTGATTTAATCCAGTATATAAAGATCTTCCTTCAAATCCAGGTGAAAGTTGATACTTTGTTTTTGATAAAAATTCTTTAAGAAATAAAGAACTTAGATTAATAATCTTAGATCCCTTAATATGTGCAGCAGATTCTGTGGATTTAAATACTAATTGATCCGGAATATTTTGAGTTGTATAAGAAGATATTCCACTAAATCCTCTAATACAACCAGTAAAAGAACTAGTAGTAATTCCCGTATATGTAATTATTTCATTATCAATTTGAATTAATCCATATGACTTTGGAAAATTTAGTGTTCCTTCTTGATTTAGAGACAAATCTACAGTGATGGTAGTGTCAATATCCGCAATATTAGATGCAAGAGACACATAATCAGTAGTATTTGTAATATTGTCAACTTTTACGTATTGATCTATATTTTGAATTAGATCAACGGGAGCACCTTGAAATTCTTGAGAAATATAATATTGCGAAAGAAATTCAGATATTAATGGAAACTCTTCCCTTACATAAGCAGGAAGTTGATTCTGAACGATGTTGCTGAATTGAACTCTCTTTTCTGTCATGTTATTATGATCTTACTAAATTCCCGTTGGTGTAGCTTGATGATACAGTGTAATTTGATGCTGAAGGATCTAATCCAGATGAAATTTCATCAATAACCATTTCAAAATTACTCTTACTAATATCTAGTTGCAAATATAAATCCTGTAATCCAATAATATCATTTGATTTTGGTGTTGCTGATATTTCAATAATTGGTTGTCCGTTTTTTTGTTTGGCAGATGTAATAATAATTGGATTAAGAGCAATAACTCCAGACTTATAGTTAATTGTTCCAACGTTTCTTCTTAATATTGATGGAGAAGTTGATGTTGCATTTGGAACATTGAATAAGAAAATAGAACCTGTGATTCTATTTGTATTTGGAATATCTGATAGATAAACATCTTGAGATATTCCGCTTACTTTAAAGGATGTGGATTTTATATTATATCCACTCATACTATTAATATGAAATTCATTCCCAAAACCAATCGAATATTCTGCAAAACTATTCAAAGATGCTCTAAGATCTCTTCTAATTTGAATTTTTGTGATATTGGAAGTCACTGATTCGTGACTATCATCAATAATTTTTAAAAATTTACTATATTTAAATCTGGCACCATACTTATTTAATTCGGTTGATTCTGCGTACTTATTTGCATTTGATTGCACAATACTTGAAACATACGATGAACTTGGAGCAAGATTTGTATTATAATATACTTTTGAATCTGTTTCAATGTAAAGATATTTAAGATCCAAAATTTCAGGGACAATACCAGCAACAGAATATTTTTTAAGTTTTAATTTGATATTTTCTTTTACTAAATTTGAAAGAAAATCTCCACTTCTGGGTTTAATACTAATAAAAACCTTTCCATACTGAGGAGGAATTAATTCTTCCCCACCAAAAACTGATATTGATTCTGTTTCTGGATAAATTTTTGCTGGAATTAAAGTTTCATAATCATTTGCAGTTACTGCTCTATTCTGTGAAGAATATATTCTTGGAGCATATTTTTTGATTGATTCTACAGATTCAATATTCTCTCCACCAGACGCAATTAAACCAGTTGTTAAAAGAGATATTCCAGAAGTAACTGTATATTCTGTAGAGTTTCTAGTATATGTTAACCTTCCAGAATAAGAAAACTGACCGACTCCATTTGCAGAATCACCATTTGTAGTAATGTATGATACTTCGACATAATATCCTTCTTGAAGTGGTTTTCCAAAAACACCATCTCCAAAAATTAATTCATATCTTTCATCTTCAATTTCTTGTAAAAAATAAATTTCAGACTCTTTATCAATTTCAAAAAGACTATCTTGCTGATTATACTTTACTGAAACTGATGATTGTTGCCCATTTTTTACAATTACAGAAATCAAATCTGTATCAATTCCTGAATTTGGTAAAATATATCTTTGATTTGGATTTCTTGATGTATATGTAAAATTGGAAGTTAATAATGTCCCTTCGTAAATTGGAATATCATTAAATGATGCAATATTATTGAAAACGGGAACTGTAATGTCTTCTAAAATTGAAAAGACAAAAGACTGATTACCAAAAGTTCCAGAGGTACTTGCTACAGGACCTTTTTTAAGAGTTAGGGATACTGGGGGATTTGGAAATGCTATAGGATCAGAGCAATCTACAAAAAAACTTATTGTTGCTCTTGCTGCTTTTTTTGACCTGGGTACGTATCCAATGTTTCTTGCAAGGGCAACAACATTTTCTCTAAGTGTTGCGCTATCAATGAACACTTCATTTGCAACCATGTTTGCATTATATGAAGTGATATAGGTATTATATGCCAGAACATCAAGAATTGTTGAAAGGTTAGACCCCTCAAAGTCATAGTCTGTAAAGTTTGAATTTGCTTTGAGGTAGTCTCTAAGCGTTGTTTTAATCTGGTCGAAATCCAGATTTGTAAAGTTAACTAACGGCATTTACCTTGTTGGTTGCAATACAAATTGTAGTTGTTGTGCTGGAACATCTGCCCCAATGATATTATAAATCACTGTCACATCAAAAGAGTTGTTGTCATAATCTGGATACGCTTGAACATCAATTAATTGAACTCTTGGTTCATAGTTTTGTATAGATTGTCTAATTTCATCAACAATCACTGATGCAGAGATATCGTCAACGTTTTCAAAAAGTGTCCTGGAGATGTTTGACCCAAAATTTTCATTAAAAAACTTTTCTCCAGGAATCGTAAACACAATATTTCGAATTGAGCGAGAAATAGCAGACTCATTTTTAAGGGCAATCAAGTCACTATTCAGGGGATTAACCTGAAATGACATACTAATATCTTTAAAACCTTGACTGACCCTTTCTAAAGGCATTGAATAGTATAATTCTGTCTTATTTATTCGTGATTTTTGACTTCATAAAGTGGTTCGGTGCCATAATCCCAGTCATCATAGTCCTCATCATTACGAATTTTTGCATGAATTTCGTTTTGATGAAAGAAATCATGTTTTTTCGGTGTCAAATCGTCATTTGCTATCTCACGAAGCATCTTTTGCTTCTCTATTTTTGATTCCCAACCATATTCTGAGGATAAAAACTGAGTTCCCCACTCATTTTTCATAAAATTTTCATCTTTATCGACTTGTTTGGTCATTTTTTTGCTCCTGATTTGTTAAATCAGAACTTTTTACGGGGTTGCTATCCCGAATTTCTTTGATTTCGTACATAAAATCGTCTGATGTCTCTATTTTACGACGATTTTCGACAGAATATTCGGTTAAATCAATCTCATACCCTGGATTTTTGGTAATTCTGTTGCGAGTCCATGCATCATCATACCATAATATCTTATTGTTAGGATATGCATAGAAGTTTCCGTTGTCCATTTTGAAAAAGTGAGCACATTTATGCTCTGGAGTCTCACTAAAATTGGTATTCAATGTAGATTTTGATTCCCAAGACCAATCAAGAGTGAACATATATGTTCCCTCATTTTTCTTTCCCTTATAATTGATCAGTTCAGCACGTAAGTTAGCCAATCTTGAACGTACTTGAACATCAATATAAGGAGAAAAACAATCCCACCACATACACTCCTCTAATTCTGGAACTGGTGCATCAGGTTTCCAACAAAATGCATGAATAGGTCTACGAGTCCAGTTCACCCCATTTTCTAAAAACGCCTCAAAGAGGGGTACGTGCTTCTCTAAGGACGCTACAGAGTGTACGTCGCATAAAGTTACCTCTCCATGACCTTTTTTATGATTGTAGAGAAACTCATTACGAATATAACAAGTAATAGTTGGAAGATTGTGATTTAGATATGCCATACTATCTAATAAAAAAGCAGGAGTTTCCTCCTGCTTTATCTATATTATTTTCCTTGACCTCTATAACGTTTCTTTTTACCATTGCGAGAGGTTGCACTGAGTAATGTACGAGCAGAGCGTCCCTGACGAGTTTTCTTGGGTGCCCCTGGTTCAAAAATAACCTTACTACTTCCACCTTTAGCCATTTAAGATTTCCTCCATTTCAATTTCAGTTGGATCAATGTCTTCTCCCGAGTAAAAACGCTCTGAGAAGTCTTGAA